TTGCTGGGTATGAACATAACATTATTTATCAAATAAATAAGATACATAAGGAGAACTAAAATTCGTATACTAACTTTAGAAAACCAATGTTTTAAACTAGATAAATTGCCCGACGAACTCGAAGAAGACGTTCGGTTTGCAGTATTAGATAATAGTGATCCAAAGGACCCAGACTTCTTTTGGATTCCATTAATATTTCTTGAGTCGTTTAGTGCACCCGCAGTTGTGCTGAGAATTGAAGGCAAAGAGATAACAATGCCAGTTGACTGGAGCATGGCTATCGGCTGCTCAGAGACAGGCAATGACATAGAAGTATTACCACTGACGAGCATCAATGACAGAGGATTTGAAGCGTTCCTGTTTAATCCTCTAACAGGTTATCGAGTTGAATTCAAACACTTCGAAATTGTTAACTTCTATTCAGATGTCAAATGGTATTTTCCTAAAATGAAAAACGGGCAGTTATTAGCAGTGCCTATTAACGACGACCCAGCGCCGCTGTGTGCATACTTTGTGAAAGACATCAGCAGACAATGCGAAGTAGTAAGTTATTCGGATTTGTTCTAATGGGTAGCTTAATCCCTGGCGCGGCAATTATCTATACAAGGAATGGCGGAACGATTTTCGGCCAATATAGAGACCCGCCACACAACCAACGGCCACCGTGGGTAGTTAGTGAAACCAAAGGCTCTTATGTTACTAGCTTACCTGATAACACATGGTATGAGATACAGCGTATAGCTGAAGAGAACTCAACACTAAAACTACAGCTTGACAAGTTGCTTACTATCTATTATACTGTAAAGAGTGAATATAATGAGGATAGCAAATGACTGAAGTAAACGAACACAAGTACGACGACTTAGACTTTGACAGCGTAGAAAGCATAGTTGAGCTAGCAGAAATGTACACCAAGGGCCCTTATCAAGATAGTGGCGAAACAAGCTCGACTGAATCTTACGGTGGCATTATCTCGCAATACAACAATGCACCACGAAACAACTACGAAAATGCTGCTCAGGTATTCTACCTAGATCGTTCAGGTTTTGCTCCTGAAAAGAAAATTGAGATGAAAGCAATGTGGTTCGATGAAGACGGCCACCGTGTAGCCAAGCCAGTAAGGAAGAACGAAGATGAGTAAATTTTGTAATCATTTCTTTTCTACGCACTCGCACATCAAAGGACTACAGTGCATCAGCCGTGGTATTGAAGTACCAGACACTACCTATCAATTGTCGGGCGATTACAAGAAAGACGTAGAGTCGTTAATCGACACTATTGAGATGTTAAAAAGGGAGAGAAATGTCCAACAAACTACCACTTAAAGATATACTCGCTGCGGTTGACATGAATGCGAAAAACGTCTGGGCAGAACTAGACGATGACGAAAAGAAGCAAGTCAGCTTTTGGCTGCTCAATCGATATGTAAGCAGTGTCAAAGGCAACAGAGAAAAGCAAGAACTTGCTATTCTAAAGACCAATGAATACTATAACAAACACTTTAACGATATTGGTGTAGGTAAAGAAAACGGACATCCACAGCTGATGTGGCATTTGCTGTGTGCTAGCGGCGGCACAGGAAAGATGGAATTTCACCAATGGTTAGGCTTCAAGAAAAAGAAAGGCAACGACAAAGCTATCAGACTACTTGAACGTATCTACCCCAATATGAAACTAGACGAGGTTGAATTACTTGCTAGACTATCTACAACAAAAGAACTCAAACAACTGGCTGAAGAACATGGCATCGAAGGCGTCAAGCTCTGAGAAACCCTACAAATGCGAATACTGTAAGAAAGGCTTTGTCAAAGAAAAGACACTGTTCTCTCATGTATGTGAAAAGAAAAGACGTGCACTACAGAAAGACGAAAAGCGTGTACGTCTAGGCTTTTACGCATTCAGTCAGTTCTACAAGCTCAGTGCCGGAGCAAAGCGAGACAAGACCTACGAAGAGTTTTGTAACAGTCAGTATTACAATGCGTTTGTAAAGTTCGGTAGCTTTGTTTCAAACGTCAAGCCCTTATACCCAGAGAAATACATTAACTATGTAGTGACCAGTGGCGTTAAACTAGACCAGTGGTGCAGAGAAGAGATGTATGAAACATACGCAACTGAGCTTATTCGCAAAGAAGGTGTAGAGACTGCACTCGAGCGGTCAGTTAACACAATGGTAGAATGGGCTGAAGAAAACAATTCAGTCTGGAATCACTATTTCATGTACGTAAGTCCCAACAGAGCTGTATGGCACATACGTGACGGTAAAATTTCACCTTGGCTGCTATTGAACTGCAAGACAGGCAAAGAGATGTTAAATAAGTTCAGCGACGAGCAGTTGAACTTGATATATCATGTGCTAGATCCTAAGCATTGGGCTCTTCGCTTCAAGCGTCAGGCAGATGACGTTAAACTAGTTAAAGAGGTGGTCAAAGAAAGCCGCCTCTAGGAGCGGCGATGAAAATACTGATTATGGGACTACCTGGCAGCGGAAAAACATGGTTAGCAGAAAGATTACAAAAGCACCTAAATTGCGCCTGGTTTAATGCAGACGAAGTACGTAAGATGTCAAACGATTGGAACTTCGATAAGACGTCTAGAACACGACAAGCGTATCGTATGCGTAATATGGCAGACTATGAAGTAGGATGCGGCAGCACAGTTATATGTGACTTTGTATGCCCAACAAACGAAACAAGATTGTCGTTTCGTCCAGACATAACAATTTGGCTCGACACTATCACTGAAGGTAGATTTGACGACACAAACAAGGTGTTTTGTCAACCAGACTATTACGACGTGCACATCGATACGCACCTCACAGAGCAAGAAGTTGAAAGGCTTGCTGAAAGACTAAAACAAAGAATAGGTAAGTAGTCCACGAGTAAGCATTGACATCGACTTTGGTGATAAATACACTGTAGGAGAACTGAACGGAATGTTTAGCAGGAAACATACACCTGAAGCAAAATTAGCAGTTAGTAAAGCTAACAAAGGCAAACCAGCATGGAACAAAGGTTGCCCACAAACTGACAAGGTTAAAGAAGCAGTTAGTAAAGCTAACAAAGGCAATCTCGCTTGGAACAAGGATAAGCCTCGTTCTGATGAGGAGAAACAGCATATGAAAGCGGGTTGGGCCAAAAAGATTTCGGAAGGGTATGAAGCACACAACAAAGGTAAGACTTTATCTAAGGACTACGTTTGCGAACACTGTAAACGATCGTTTTCAAAACCTAATTTTACTCGCTGGCACGGTGACAAGTGCAAAGAGGCATAAATGGATATTGACATAGACTTTGCTGACAGAGACGAGATACTTAATAAGATCGATCATCGTGTAGCAGCACTAGAGATCGACAAGAAGCACAATACAGGTGTGTATGCAACAGAGATCCCACATAACCCTGTGACCAATATCGCAACTATCGATTATAAGACTGCTGACGCTAGAGGGTATTTCAAACTAGATTTCCTAAACGTCAGCATCTATGAAGGCGTAAAAGACGAACAACATCTAACAGATTTGTTAGAAAGACAGCCAATGTGGGACTTGCTTGAGCATGACGAGTTTGCTAATCAGGTGTTCCACCTTAATGGTCACGGTGACATCCTACGTCAAATGAAACCCAAGAACGTGAGTCAACTGGCCGCTGTGCTAGCAATGATACGTCCTGCTAAGCGATACTTAATAGGCAAGGATTGGGATACAGTAATGGATGAGGTGTGGACTAAACCCACAAACAATGAGTACTACTTCAAACATTCGCACTCAGTAAGTTATGCGATGGCAGTAGTTGTTCATATGAATCTTTTATGTGAGCAGATTAGTTCTTAGGTTTGCGGACTAGTTGGATGGACTTGCGTTTAACACGCTTAATGGCAAGGTTGTTAATATTGACACACGGTCCTGTAGTAACCTTTACATCTTTAGAGTTCATAGTAATAATCGAATAACGAAACGGTTCCATCTCTTTTCGCAAGAAAATATTAATTGGAATTGACCGGTTCGACTCCCACCACCATATCTCTCCTAGCTCGATAAAGTCTAATTTTTCTGCTTCGGATTGTAAGTAAGTAAAAACATACATGCTAGTTACTACTTGATCCTGATTTATAATGATCCCGACATATTCTTGCCCGCCGTAGCTGACAACGCTTATGAATGGGAAATTTTGCTGAATATCTTTTGTTAGCATTAAGTTCTTGTTTAGTTGTTGTTTTTCGATAAATACAGTATGCAGCTTACACCAAGATATTTAGTCAAAAACAGAACCCTGATTATTTCAAATGAAGTGGGCGTAACAACGGAGTACAGACCAGTGTATCAAAGAGAACTTCAAGTTTACCGAGGAATTGACAACGTATTAGAATTTCAGATTCTAAATTCAGATCAAAAGCCTATTCATCTGAACACTAGAGAGGTTAAGTTTGTTGCGTTCGACTCTCACAGACAACTTGTTATCGACAGAACAGCAGAAATAATCAACGCAAACAAAGGTCTTGTTAAGGTTACTATCACAGACAACGACGTCTTGAATGTAAAGCAGCAGTACCTCCACTACAACGTTTATATCGTAAACGACGATACGAGTCAAACACTTACGTACACCGACGAGCATTTTAACGCAAACGCAATAATCTACTTGAGTTCAAGAGCATTCCCGGGACCAAAAGCATCAATCGTTATTGAAGAATTCTTCCCTCAGGGGTCAGTTGACAGCGTGTATCCATCCGAGGCAATATCAGCTCAGCCTGGAATCAACGGAAACGAAGCAATACACACAGCAGCTATCTATACCAATGGGTATATAGGCGACGTCATTATCGAAGCTACTCTTGAGAATCAAATAGTAGGCGAGTCACAAGTTGAATGGACAGAGATTGCTCGTGTCACTCTTAACGGCGAAGAAGAGTATCCAACTCCGATAAACTTCACTGGCGTGCTCAGCTATGTTAGAATCGTAGCAACAGAAGATCCTCGCGACACAATCGAAAAAGTCCTAATTAGAAATTGACAAGTCATTGATTTTGCGCTATAATTTATAAATGAGCGTCGTATCCGAAACAACATTAACTTATTTGCCAGCTAAGCGAAAGACCACTCCTAAAGGGTGGATTTCGCTTAATGCGGTGTGCTGTCATCATAATGGTCATTCACCAGACGACAGAGGCAGAGGCGGGTTCAAAACTAGCCCTGACGGAGGCGCAAGTTATCACTGTTTTAACTGTGGGTTTAAAGCCTCATGGCGACCTGGACGCAATTTGTCATTTAAGTACAAGAAACTTCTGCGTTGGTTAGGTACTCCAGACGACACTATTAACAAACTAGGACTACAAGTTCTCAGAGAAAACGAAGGGGTAGAGACTGCGGAGTTTAAGACAAGTCTGCCCACGTTCGAAGAAGGCAAGTTGCCGCAAGATGCTGTGAAGATCAGCGAAAATACAAACTTGAGCAAGCATTTTATAAAAGTCGTCGAGTACATGCAGGCACGCGAGTTGTATCTAGAAGACTACCCTTTTCATTGGACGAACAATCTCGGATTTCGCGATCGCCTGATCATTCCGTTTTACCACGAAGGCACGATAGTAGGGTATACAGCAAGAACAACGGACCCTGACAAAAAGCCAAAGTATCTAGCAGACGAACCAGTAGACTATGTATTCAACTTAGATGAACAGACATACGACAAGGACTTTGTTCTAGTCTTTGAAGGACCTATAGATGCAATCTATATGGGAGGTTGTGCACTGCTCGGTTCAGAGATAAGTGACGGACAAATGCTGCTTCTCAACAGGTTAAATAAGGACGTAGTAGTTGTGCCTGATAGAGACGCAGCCGGTAAGAAACTAGTGGAGGATGCACTTGGTAGAGGATGGAGTCTGTCAATGCCCGAATGGGAGGACGACATTAAAGATGTCGGCGATGCAGTTCTAAGGTACGGCCGACTATACACCCTCTACAGTATCGTCAAAGCAATCGAAAGCTCTCCACTAAAGAACAGATTGAGAGCAAAGAAATGGTTCATTACAGACAGCTAACTGAATGTGTAAAGTCATGGATAGCAGGTTATTTTTTAAGTAACCACAAGAAATATGCAGTAGAAGGTTTTAAAGCAAGCTCATTTTATGACGCTACTGTGGTATGTATTGGACAGGAAAAAGACAGTGAAAGCCTGACAATATGGCAAGCTAGCGACGACAATCTCTTTAAGAGGTTTTCGCAACAAGGCCCTCACAGCATAGGGTTATGGTATACGTCTATGTTGGCTAGAGCAGGTCTGACGTTAGATGATACAAGTTGGATTGAATACATGCGTCGCAACGGCGATCCTGAACAATTGTTTATGGACGTTATTAGCGATTTCATAATAACTACAGGCTGTGGTTACGATCCAACTACGCAACTCAGGCAAGAGGTAAACAAAGGATACTTTGACTGGAGATCTGATCTAACATCAAGACAGGATCTTTGCGATATTGTAGCAGCAACTCAACAGGTATATGTATATGTGATTCATAATATACTGTGCTGGACAAGAATGTACATGCCCAGTTCTAACCTTGTTTTAGTGGGCAGCTACGATATTGATAGACTTGCGCACGAGGATCTACAAAATTTCTATCAAAAAGTGGAGCACTATAACTCACTGAAATCATTGACAAAAACAACAAAGGTACTATAATAAACGAATGGCAACTAGACAAAATACTGATTATGGTTATGAAATTCAAAAGATATATCTAGAAATGATGCTGACAGACGCTGAGTCGTTTGTTAGGTGTCAAGGTGTATTCGATGTAAATGCGTTTGACAGACGACTACAGCCCGCCGCAAAGTTTCTTGATGACTACGTCAACGAGCATAACGCAATGCCCACGTTCGACATGGTTAACGCTGCAACCAAAGCAGGTTTCAAAGATCCAGGACAGCTACAAGAGAATCATTATGATTGGCTATTGACTGAGTTTGAGACGTTCTCAAGACACAAAGCACTTGAAGCAGCTATTCTTAAATCTGCTGACTTGATCGAAAAAGGCGAATATGGCCCTGTAGAAGACCTAGTAAAGTCGGCGGTCCAAATTGGTCTTCAAAAGGATCTAGGCACAGACTACTTCAACGACCCGAGAGCACGGTTGTCGGCTATCAAAGACAACAACGGACAGGTATCTACAGGCTGGGCAGCATTGGATAATAAACTGTTTGGTGGCTTCAACCGAGGCGAACTAAATATATTTGCTGGCGGATGCGTAGTTGCCGAAACTGAGGTAAAAATAATTGAATTATACAACATTGACAAATTTATTGAAACAGGAGTTCTTAACAGTTAAAGGATCATTTAACGGTAAGAAACACCTTCCTGATGACGTGCTCGACAGTATATTAGTTCATACTGCTTTTTTAAATTATGACGCTACTATTAATACTCGAGTATCGTACATATTAACAAACACACAACATCAGCTATTGTGTAGTAACTGTAAAAAACCGTTAGAAGTAACGTCGACAATCTATAATCCTCCTGAGTATTGTTCGAGTAAATGTAGTGCTACTAGCGACAAGACAAAGAAACTAAGAGCAGATACTAGCAAAAAGACATACGGTTACGCAAACGTGTTGCAGAATCCTGAGGTGAAGCAACGAATATTATCAAAAAATATAGAAAAGTACGGAGTTGACAACGTTGCCAAGTCTCAGTTAGTAAAGGACAAAATATCCAAGAAAACTAAAGAAAATGCCCCTCGACGACTACTTCTAACACAGGAGACAGTACGGCAACGGTATGGTGTGGACCATGTGTCTAAATTAGACAGGGTTAAAGACAAGAAAAAACAGACTTGCTTGGATCGTTACGGTACTGCTCATTACTTTAGTACGCAATTACACAAGGACAAGACCAAACAAACAATGCTGAAACTATACGGTGTAGAAAACGCGTCTCATAGTCCTTATTTCATTGACAAGATACGTACTACTAAGCAGGATAGATACCAGAACAGTGCTTACAATAATAGAGAACAAGCATTAACGACCATGAACGAACTCTACGGCGATGTTAGTGCAAGGCAATACTGGAGTGCACTTGCATCTAGTACGTTGTTGTCAGCTGACGAGTTAGCACGATACGCTAGCGGCAAAACTGTAAACAGTATGGCGGAGTCGTTAGAAGTTGCTCCTACTACAGTGTATTGCTATTTAAAAAAGTATAACATCTCTAACTTCGATAGTCGTAATAATCAGTATGAAGACATGATACGTTCGTTCTTAGATGAACATGGAATTAGCTACGAAACAAATACAAGATCTGTCATACCGCCCTTAGAACTTGATTTCTATATTCCACAGCACAGTTTATGTATAGAGTGCAACGGCATGTTTTGGCATAGCGAATTACTAGATAAGGATAAATCCTACCATCTAAACAAAACAAAACGATGTAACGACAAAGGGTTACAATTATGGCATCTTTGGGATTACCAAGTAGACCGTAACCCTGACTTAATAAAGAGTATGCTAACCCACAAGTTACTTAAACAACCTAACAGAATCGGTGCACGTAGTTGCTCTGTTGTAAACTTGACAGCACAAGATTATCGATCTTTCCTAGACGAGAATCATATTCAGCAGTCTATTAATTCTAAGGTAAAGTTAGGATTATTGTATAACAACGAGATACTAGCAGTAATGGGGTTTGGTGCATCACGGTTTGAAAAAGATACTTGGGAACTGCATCGTTTTTCGATTAAGAAGAGCTATCACATTCCTGGAGCGTCCAGTAAACTGTTTCGTAACTTCTTGACAACACAGCAGAATTGTTGTAAAATTATATCATATGCCTCGCGCGACTTCAGCAACGGAAACATGTACCAAAAACTGGGATTTAGGTTTGTAGACTATACTCCACCGGGATACACGTACTTTAAATCTCACGCAGTGTTTAATAGAGTGGCATTTCAGAAACATAAACTAAAAGATGTGTTAGAACACTTCGACGCTGGACTATCAGAATGGCAAAACATGATTAACAACGGATACAACCGATTTTGGAACACAGGAAACATAAAATATGAATTTACTAGATAAAAAAATTGAGTGGCTGTCGGCTCTATACCCTACAGACAAGTTGCGAAAATTATCAGAAGACCAATTATGTCTATTGTACGACCGCAGTCAACCAAAGAAGGTTCACATAAGTTCGTTGGAAAAAGTTCCAACGAGTGGCTATCGAATTAGTAGCCCTGACGGGTATGTTAACGCGCACTCATGGCGGAATAAAGGAAACAAGGAGTGTGTTACTGTAAGCACAGATGCCGGCAGTTCTATAACTGCTAGTATAGACCATTTTTTCGAACTGTTCAACGGCAAGTGGAAATACGCTAGTACGCTACTCGTCGGCGACTGTATTAGTACAGAGTCCGGCTCCGAAGTAGTAACCAGTATAGAAGCAGCAGGACAGCGTACAGTATATGACTTTCACATTGATCATGAAAACCACAGATACTACACTAATGGATTGTCTAGTCATAACTCAGGTGCTGGTAAAAGTCTGTTCCTTGCTAACCTAGGTGTGAACTGGGCACTGCAAGGCATGAACGTGTTGTACCTAACTCTAGAGCTGAGTGAGAACTTGGTGTCGATGCGTGTTGACTCAATGACCACAGGCATTGGCACACGTGATATCTTTAAGAACATCGACGACGTTGAGATGAAAGTAAAGATGATTGGCAAGAAGGCAGGAGCCTTCCAAGTCAAATACATGCCTTCCGGTAAGACGCCCAACGACATTAGAGCATACATCAAAGAGTACGAAATCAAATCGGGCAAGAAAGTAGACGTTCTACTGATTGACTACCTCGACTTGTTGATGCCCAACGGTGCTAAAATATCAGCAGAGAACTTGTTCATCAAAGACAAGTACGTGTCAGAAGAGTTGCGTAACTTAGCAATGGAACTGAATACTGTATTTGTAACAGCAGCACAGTTGAACAGGGGCGCCGTAGAAGAAATAGAATTCGATCACTCGCACATATCAGGCGGCTTGAGTAAGATACAAACAGCAGATAACGTGTTCGGTATCTTTACGTCAAGAGCAATGCGAGAACGCGGCAGGTATCAGATACAGCTGATGAAGACACGTTCGTCTAGTGGCGTAGGTGCTAAGATTGACCTAGGCTTTAACGTAGACAGTTTGCGTATTGTTGATATAGACGAAGATGAAGACGATCCAAGCCAAGCAGCTTCTGGCGGTCAGGGCAGTGGAGCAATTGTAAACGCACTCAAGCGCACATCAAACTCCCAGGAAACAACAAGGAGTGTTCCTTCAGAAGGTAAAAATATAGGCAAGGTTCGTGCTGAAACAGAAAGCACTCAATTAAGACAGTTTATAAACAATATAGGAAACGGCGACGACGATGATTGATAGTAAGATTACAAAAATCTTAAACAAAGAAAAACAAAGACAAAAAGACACAGTTGAACTTATAGCCTCTGAAAACTTTGCAAGTCAAGCAGTAATGGATCTGTGTGGCTCAGAGTTTACAAACAAATACGCAGAAGGCTTCCCAGGTAAGCGTTACTACAACGGCTGTGGTCCTAGCGATGAAATTGAAACTCTAGCAATAGAATCGTTGTGCGAACTGTTTAACTGCTCGTATGCAAACGTCCAACCGCATTCAGGAGCAAACGCAAATACCGCAGTGTACCAAGCTCTACTGAGACCCGGTAGCAAGATCTTAGGCATGGACTTGGCATCAGGCGGCCACCTTAGTCATGGAGCTAGGGTAAACCTGTCAGGCAAAGTTTATACCTCATTTGCATACGGTGTAGACGAGCAGGGCTTTCTAGACTACGATGACATCGAACGCATCGCAGGCCTAGTTAAGCCAGATCTTATTGTAGCTGGTGCAAGCGCCTACCCGAGGCAAATTGACTGGAAGCGTTTTCGTGAGATAGCAGATTCAGTAGGTGCATATCTATTAGCAGACTGCTCACACTACTCAGGCTTGATTGCAGGCGGTGCATATCTGAGTCCAATTAAATATGCTGACGTAACTACTACAACGACCCACAAAACTCTAAGAGGCCCACGAGGCGGCGCGATAATGTGGAACAACGACGAATATACACGCAAGATCAACTCTGCAATATTCCCAGGCACACAAGGCGGCCCGTTGATGCACATCATAGCAGCAAAGGCACAATGCTTTATAGAAGCTCAAGATCCTAGCTTTACTGTTTATGCATTTGATATAACTGCAAACGCTCGAGCAATGTGCAACGTGTTTAAGTTGCGCGGGATAAAAATGCAGACACAAGGCACGGACAGTCATATTATATTGATCGACCTAAGCGACGAGAACGTTACAGGCAGGCAGCTAGCAGACGAGCTAGAGAAACATAACATTACCGTAAACAAAAATGGTGTTCCAAACGACCCGCGGTCGTTTGTAGAAACGTCAGGCATTAGAATTGGTACAGCAGCAGAAACTACGAGAGGACATTCAATTGAGTGGTTTCAGGACTTGGCTAACAGCATAGCCGATGTGATTCAGCAGTTTAAAGGTGCGTAGGAGCTTCTCTCGCTTCGTGTGTGCAACGTAACATCAAAATGCACACTAACACTCGTCATGTTAGTGTGCAAACTCGAGTTACGTTTTGGGCTCACCTAGTATTAGGCGCACCGACACTTTGCGTATGTAAACAGTTGTGTTGGCAGGATACTGAGTGTGCGGTTGTAGGTCAATGCTCACTCCGAATGTACTTGCAGTGAAATCGACATCCATCTTATCTACACCCCAAGTTTTTAAACTTCCAGAATAGGTATTCTTATCTTCGGCTTCAAGGTCAGCTAAGTTCTCTCCGATAGTCTTTTCTGAAAACAGTTTTATAGTCTTGTCTTGTGTTCGGCCTATTCTACTAACATGTAGAAAGACTTCGACACCGATTACATCTTTGTTTCCAGGGTCCAATCTAAGATCTGTAAAAGCAATAGCAGATGATTCTTGATTAACTTTCCCGCCAAAGAAATTGCTTACACCTGTTATAGGTTCAGCACTAACATATTGGTTTTGTCTTGGTACCTTATCAAAGGAGATTTCGTCTTCTTCTAACTCTTGTGTTTGTCGCGGTTGGCTCCAAGGTGTATAAGTTAGGTATCGAACAAACTCCTTGACTGCTTCTGTCTGTACAGCTACAGAGGAGTTACCAACGACACTTCTTGCAACAGCAACATTAACAAAGTCGGACGCAGATGTTGAAGTTATATCAATCGTCGAGTCACCTACTACTGAATAAACTTCTGAACTTGGAGCAACTGGTTCTGTTGGCGCTTCTGCACCTTCTGTAGCAACACTAAATTTGTAGATTTGAATTACATCGTTTAATCCGGCAGTGCCCGGAAACGGTAGTGGTATTAAACTTACACCAGCAACGCCAGGAGCAGTGTCAGCAAACGCATATGACGTTTGAATTGCTGTGGACTCGTCTGCGCCCTCTATCCAATATGAAGCTGTTGCAAGATTATCGTTAGCTCCGCCGGGTGTATCAATAATCGAAAATCTAACGTTAACAAGGTCACCTACGTTGGGCGAAGTAACCTGTGCAACGGTCTGGGCTTGATCTTCGCCACTAGTATCTGTTGCTGTCTGTATTACAGGAAATTGTCTTTCGAGAAAGTAGCCAGCAAGGATAAGGTCACTAGAAGTTATACTAGTCTCTGGAATCCTAAGACCGCCACCAAGAGAAAATGCACGATTCTGCGGTGTCTCTGTGATTCTAAACTGCACATACACCTGCGGCTGCACACTTGCAGGCAGACCGGTGTATTTCAGATAAGCAGTACTTTCAGTACTGTCTACTGTGGCGTCTATTTCTAAGTAGTTACTCGAACCGTCGTTTTGAATCGTAAACGAGTTAATAGCTCCGTTACCGAACGTGGCTTCAGCAAATATATCAGACGGAACATCGTTAACTGAATAGCTATCGGGATTAAAAAAGAACTGAGAAGGCATATTGTCAGTCTCCTATTTGACAGAA